CCTCCGCCACCAGTATTTGCTGTACCAGCACTTGGGGCTGAATCATTTACACTACCTGCGGCTCCTCCACCTGAACCACCTGCTGCGGCTCCTGCTGGTGAAACGAAAGAACCACCACCTCCTCCACCTGCTCTAGTTACAGAACTACCACTAATGGTTGAAGCTGTTCCATTTCCACCTTCTCCACCAATTCCATTATTTGAAGAGGAACCTCCTCCACCTACGGCTCCTGCTCCACCGCCACCACCTGCTGCTCCTATATTTCCTGCATTTGTTGCACCTGCTCCACCATTACTTCCTTGAGAGGGACTAACCGAAGGAGTGTTTCCAGAACCACCTGCTCTACCTGTAGTTCCTTGACCACCACCGCCACCAGAACCTCCGTCACGACCAACAGTAGCAGAACCTCCTGTTCCACCACCACCGCCACCGCCACCTGCGGAGGATATAGAAGCTGGACTACCAATCGAAGAAGCAACTCCATCGCTACCAACAGCACCGCCAGCAGGACCATTTGCCCCACCACCTGCTCCGATAGTTAACGTGTAAACTGTACCAGAGGAAACGGATAAAGCAGTGCCTGTTCTAAAACCACCAGCACCTCCACCACCTCCACGATTTGTTCCTCCTCCACCGCCACCTGCAACTACTAGATAATTAATTTCAGACACACCTGTTGGTGGACTCCAAGTGGTCGTTGCATTAAATATTTGAATAACAGTTAATTGACCTTCTTGTAGTAAATTCATGCCGTAATTACGTGAAGCTGCGGAACCAAAAGAAGAAAGTATAGGAGCCATAGTTTTAATTACCCAAATTGTGTTTGTGCTGCTAAAGCTGTGAAAGCGGCATCACCTGTTTTAATTACTGTGATTGCATACGAATCAATACCACTGGCATTTCCTTCACTAAAAGCGGAACCCCCTTGATATTTAGGTGTAACAGAACTGCCGTCTACTGTGAAAGCACTCATGTAATACGCTGTGCTTCCTTGCGTTGATAAGAAAGCTATTGTTAAAGCATCACCCGTAGCCATTATAGAATTAAGCGTTGTTGATCCATCACCCCGAACATTAATAGTAAAATTACCAGAAGCGTTTGTTGTAAAATACAAAACACTTTGAGTTACAGCATCAAAATTAATTGTGCCTGTAGACGCTGTAGCAGATATTGTTACCTTTTCTCTGACATTGCCACCAAAGAAAGTGTCACCTGTAACGTGAAGTGCCGCTAATGGTGTAGCTGTTTTTATTCCAACTCTATCAACTGAAGCATCGCATAAGATTAGATTGGCATCACTATCGCCTTCAATTCTAAAGTCTTTGTCTGCACCTGCTTCGTTAAAGACAAATGTTCCACCATTAAAAGTAACGTCACTGGTAGCAGATAAAGTTGTAAAAGCTCCTGTGGTTGGAGAAGATGCACCTATTGTTGTGCCGTCTATTGCTCCTGCGGCAATATCAACTTTAGATATATCAACTTCGCCTGATCCGTCAGGTGTAATAGCTATATTACCATTAGTGCCATCTGTAATTGTAATAACACCAGAGTCTGTTCCTGCATTAGTGCTAAGAGTTAGATCACCCGTTCCATTAGAAGTAATGGTAGCTGTCGCTCCTGAGTCTCCAACAACAACTGTATCTGCTACAAGCTTAACATCACCTGTACCATTTGGTGTTAAAGTTATATCGTTGTTAGCTGCATCTGCAATAACAATCGTACCTGAGTTTGTGCCACTATTTGTACTAAGAGTTAAATCCCCTGTTCCCTGGGTTGTTAGGGTAGCGTTGGCATCATCGTCACCAATCATTACTGTGTCAGCACCAAGATTAACATCTCCTGTGCCGTTTGGTGTTAAATTAATCGCTCCGTTACTATCCGTTGAAGTGATTGAATTGCCATCTAATAAAAGATTATCGACTTGATATGAACCCGTGACAGCGAGATTAGCCGCAACTTCTACAACTACAGCACCACTACCTGCTCCATCAGAGCGAACAAGTTTTGTTTTTCCAGCAGGTATCTCTATATCATTTGATGCGTTATAGGTTCCTTGGAACAAAAGAATTGATCGTGAACCTGATAAAGCATTTTCAATCCAGAAATATCTTTCCGCATCGTTTGGAGTAATCTGATAAAAAACTGTTCCACCTAAATCACCACCATCGACTATCTTGATAATCCTGTTTCTTCCGTTAGACACAGAACCATTTGTAATAGGAAGAGTGTTTGGTGAACCAGAAGAACCTGTGGCTGCGGCTGTGACAGAAATAAATCCATCAAGAGCTTGGTCTATGAGATCCATATTGGTATTCGTCATAGTTCCCCAGGTTCCTGATCTATCACCTGTGGCTGGTTTTTCAATCCCAGTATTTGTTGTGTATGTACTTGTCATTGTCTTATCCTTATGCTGCTATTTCTGTCCACTCTGGTGTTTGGCTTGTTGATTCTGCAACCCAGTTTTGATCTGGTTGAGAAGGCGATATGTTTGCCCACACATTAACATTTCCAACACTACCCGTGGCACTTACACCTGTTACGCTTACGTCTTTACCAATACCAGCAACAACACTGTTTACATTTGCTGTCCCGTTAACGCCACTCACTGTTACATTTGCAACACCACTAACAGATGCTACGCTAGTAATAGCTCCTGTAGCATTAACACCAGAGACAACAACAGGGATTGGCTCTCCCCACGTTCCGTCACCCCAAGTGCCTCTGCCCCAGCCAGTGACATTTGCCATCAGACTATCCTAATAACTGCCGTACTTGCGTCATTAGTAGGAAACGTAATCGTAAAATTACCAGCCGTAGCTGTCTTGTCTCCACCAAAATCTAATGCACAAACAGCTTTGTCAGACTGGGATGAGTTATGTATCAAGGCTCCTCTCGCAGTCAGTGTGACATTAGTAAACGTAAGTGTACTAAAACTTGTAAACGCTACAGTACCACTACCATTTGAAGGAGTAACATTTGTTAATGCCCCTCCTTTAGCTGTGTAATTTGAAGATGATACTTCATTTGAACTCGTATACGCAGTTGTAGCAGCATTGATTGTTGCACTACTTGTGTACAAAGCTAATTTAAAAGTATTACCAGAACTGTTTGTAAAGTTATGCGTTCCTGTTAAAAGCTCAGTTTTAAAACTACTGCACATCGCCTGTGTAATAGCCATTATAATTCTCCTATATGTTTGGCTATCTCAGAGTAGCCCAATTTTTCTAAATGAACCTTTACTGTTAAACGATCATTTTTAACAGCTTCATTGATATGAGCGTGGACAACACCTTGAACTACATTTTTAAAAGCTCTAGCTTGCTCACGTATTGCAGGAGGTGCAGAGTCAGCTACATGAATAAGCTTATCTACACACATCTCAGTTATTTGTTCTGATGTATGCCCTCCGTTATCTGAAGTAACAACACCAACATTTCCAATAGATCCTGTGGATAAATTAAACATTAGCTTTCCTGTATTCTTAATTTACCATTACGATACTGATCTTTTGTTAATCTACCTTCGCCTAAATTCTTCAATCGCATTACTGCTTGGTTAAATCTTTCTTTATACTCAGCAAGTATGTCAGCCTCGCCTTTCATAAAAGTATACGCTTCTACAAGAGATCCGTAAAGTAATGCATCTGTAGCGTTTGTGCCTAACCAGGTTGTTGCCCCTGTCGTTATACTTGTCGGCTTTTGTAAATAATGTATTTCCGCATCATAATTAACATCAGGGGTAGGTCCTAATATAAAATGCGTGGCATCAAACACTGCATAATACTCAGGTCTTCCTCGTGTTGTTGTAGTAGGAAAAGCCTCGTGTATAAAGTTAACATCCTTTGGTATCAAATAATGAACCACATTAGAAGATGTTACAGACAAACTAAAAGGAGCTAAAAAATATTCAGGTAAAGCAAGATACTTGTTATCCGCACTTACTCTTCCTGTATCGTTCTGTCTAAAGTCAGGAAGATCAACAAGATCCATAATACGATCTTCTGCCTCTGTAATAAAGGTAGGAAGATTCGTAACAAATGTGCTTTCTGTGTTATCAGTATAATCCTGGATAGCTGTTTTTAATGTTGTAAATGTCCAAGCCATATTAACTAACCACTCAATTCTATAGATATTGTTACTGTTCCTACTTCCCCTGTCATACCCATATCACCATTACCTTCGGGAGATTGTCCACCATCACCAACAGGGTTCCAACCAAAAAAAGCTCTGCTTGCTTCTATTCCTTGATCTGGTCTAGGGTTTAACAAAGCTTGGGGATCAAAAACTCTTATTTTTCCAAGGCTGTTTTGAGGCTGATCAGGATCAAAAACATCTCTACCAACTCTTAACCCTGTTCTTATACCATTCTGAACTTCAGGAACAAGATCATGCAAAGGGTATCTAAACCCTGTGCGATCACAGAACCCAAAAGCATACTTCGACTTTGCATAAGGTTTTCCCATACCATTCCTTTATGGTGTATAATAATCAGCCAGAGGAACAAAAGCTATCGGTGCTTTTTCTCTATCTTCAGAAGCAGCAAGTTCAAATTGTTCCTCATAAACAGCTTTTAATATTGGTATCCTATCTACAGACTCTCTTCTTTTCATAGCTATGTAATAAGCAAGACCTGCCGTTAAAGCTGGCAAGAACCTGGCAGGAGCATCATAGTTATTTGCACCTTCATTCCCAGTATCCTCTACTCTTCTTAATTTCCAAAAACGAATTAAATCACCATTGTAAACAGAACTCGGTACAGGAAAAGTATAAATTACTGGTGCATCCCTTTGCCTATCAACAAATATTTGATTAGGTTGACCAGACGTAAGTTTGCTAGGTAACTGAGAATAAGTAGAAACAGATATTCGAGCTAAGTTAAAATCAGTTTGATTAGAAAGCCCTGTGTTTGTTCTTAACACAGCCTCTATAATATCAATAGTGTCGCTAGGTAAAGTATAATTAACTTGACCCTCAATAAGCGTAACAGAGCCTTCTTCTATGGTCCACAGGTTGATACCCCTATTTGCCCACTCAAGCCCCATTAAGTTAAGACTTCTTCTTGCTGTTTTTAAATCGTACCCAGATCTCAGCTCAAGACCAGCTCGCTCATAAGCTTCTTCACATATTTCATTGATATCAAGGTTAAAGGTAGCTGTACCAGAAGTAGCCATAATACTCAGATATCCCTTTGGCTTTCTTGAAGACCTGTGCCTAACGCACGAATGTCATCAGACATACTTTCACTACCAACTCTATTTAAGCCTGTGCCCTCCGTAAGACTGCTAACAAAAGCTCTAATTCTAGGATCACTAATGTTTAACCCAGCTTTTCTTATAGCATCCTTTGCCCCTGGTGGTATTGAACCACCAGCGTTCATGGCAATAACATCTTCTGCTATACTGCCACCCTTCATATTCATAGGGCATTTTTTATTATTTTTATTCATAGCATTTCCTTACAATAGTGATATTGCTTAATAATACATTTTAGGAATCTTGCCGCCCTTGTTTTTCATAGCTACTTTCTTGCCACTTGTTTGTTTACTCTTTCTCCCTTTACCTTTAACACCAACGTCATACTCCGCAACAACAATAGTGTTAGGTTTTTTGCCTGATTTTCTATTTGTTGAATCAACGGAGGCAGCCCTCTCCAAACTGTTTATTTCATTAGCTACTTTTTGACCCTCAGCTTTATCATCATCTGCATTCATACCACGCATTTTTTCAGAAGGTTTTGAAAAAGTTTTATAAACAGCATCAGTCATTGGGTCCATGCCACGCATCATTGATCCTATAAGACCACCTTGTTGCATTTTCCCAACACCATCGTTGGCGTAAAAAGGAACGCTTTTTCCGTTCCTATCTACCATTTTTAACTTACCACCATCTTTCATTTTATTTACTTTACCGCCATACATCATCTTCTTAGGTGGTCTACCAACCTTGCTTCCGTAAGTTCCTTTACCCATCGGCATTTACTTTCTCCTATTTTCAAATAATCTGTCGAGTTTTTTATCCATCTTGTCTAATTGTGCGAGTACCCTTGAAACAT